ACCAAACCTTATTCGCTGAATTCAAGAGACCGTTAGCCTCAATATCGAATACGTAGTTCATGTCTTACTCCTTATTATTATTTATTATTATTAAAACGGTACTTTATCTGTATACTCCTCTTCAAGTGTTATCTCTTCTTCAATAGTAAACTCATTGTTACTCATAATGGTAGCACCCTTAGCATTATGGAGTCTACCTGTCTTGTCATCAAACTTAGCTGAACCAGCATAGCCAGTACGACCAGTGAATCTATTCTTAAGCACGGTTAGCTTAACCTGATTTCTTTCTTCCTCAGTCTCAGCATACTTATTTCTAGAGAACGCTATGATTTGGAATGCAATCTGTTTGAGTGAACCAGATCCCTTAAGACTATCTTCAGTTACTTCAGCACCTTGTTCATAAGAGATAGAGCCGATACCAGTCTTTCTTAAGTGAGATACTACACCTACCCACACATCAAACTTCTTACATAACTTTAATAGGTCTGACATTACCTTGTCCATAGCCCTATTGATATCACCATCAACCTCACTAACAGCAATAGTAATATGGTCTAGATAGATAAACTTACAGCCAGTCGCAGCTAGATACTCAATCTTATGCATCAAGCTATCATCTGATAGAGATCCTTGGTGGTCTAGTAGAGTAAATCTACCTGTACCTGCTGTAGCTTCCCAAGCCTTTCTACCTTCCTCACCTTTCCTATCGAACTTAGTATCAGGTAAGTTAATTCTCTTGTTAAGATGAATACCAATGATACCATCTAAGGTTTCTTTGATTGATTCTTCTAGAGATACTACACCTATCTGATGTTCAGTAGTAGTTAGTAGATGGTAAATGTCTTCCTTAATAAAGGTAGACTTACCAGTACCAGTACCAGCAGTAAAGATAGTTAACTCACCCGTACGTCTACCATAGGTAAGATCGTTTACATTACAGAAACAGTCAGGATAAGGTATACTATCTTCTCGCATATCTCTAGAGAAGGCATCCCAAGTAGAAGCTGAGTTAATAATACCTGAAGGACTATATACCTCTGCTCTCCAGATAGAATCTTCTAACTCTCTTAGGTGGTTGCTTACTAGATAATCACTAGCATCTTTACCATGTCTACCTAGCGTAGCTATCTTAGCCTTACCAGTACGTACTACCTTAGCACACTCAGAGGCACTATTCTTACCTACCTCATCAGCATCAAACATAAATACTACTTCATTGAATGAGTTAACCCAATCTAAGTTAGCACATATCTGTTTGAGAGCTCCTCCAACACCATTAGTAACTGATACTACAGGCCATTCAGAACCTTTATTAGCGTTCATCTGTTGTACAGACATAGCATCTAACTCACCCTCAGTAATGATAATACGCTTACCACCCTTTTGAAATAGAGACTGACCAAACAATTCTACATCATTCTTAACATCACCTACAGCTATGAATTGTTTATTAGCTACCTCTCTACGAGAGTAACCTACGATCTTACCATTTCTAGTGGCAGGGTAGTAGTGATATTGAATGGTAACACCATCACTCTCACTGTATCCTACCTTGACACCATACTTACTAGTGATATCTTTAGTGATACCCCTTTCCCTGAAACCTCTTGTTGGGTAATCAGCTACATCATCAATAGATTCTTTATTGGATTCTAACATTTCGTACTCCTTATTATTATTATTTATCCTTAGATTCTCATCTTCTAACTGAAAATCTCCACAACCAAAGCAATAAGCAGAATGACTCTCATCATCATGCATATATGTAGCCTTGTTATCTTTAGAACCACAAATACTACATGGCCCATGATATTGTAACACACCGTTCTCCCTCATTATTACTCCTTATTATTATTAAGTTCTCCTCTAAGCTCTCTTACTAACTCTAATACAGTCTCTATCACATGTAAATTGATAGGGTCTTTTATATCATTTTTAAACCCCTCCATTATAGTTCTTATAGCTTCTAACTTCACGCAACAATCCACCTCACTATGATACTTCATTATGACCCCTGTTTTTAATTTGGTGCCCCTTGTTAGACTTGAACTAACGACCTGCCGATTATGAGTCGGATGCTCTAACCAACTGAGCTAAAGGGGCAATAAAAAGCCCATAGTTTATACTATAGGCTATATGTGGAGCGGATAGTCGGAATCGAACCGACCT